TTTTTTTTGGGGGGGGGGGGAAGGCCCATTTTTGAATTTTCATTTTAACTTTTTTTTTTTTGGAAATGAAAATTTGGATGTTTTTTTATTTAAGTTAACTATTATTTTGTGGTTTGAAAGAATAAATAATTAATAATTGTAGTATTGTATAATACCATAATTAGTTATTTCATTCATTTAGATACTTGTTTAATAGCATAGTAAAATATAATAGTAAAATAAAATGTATTAAATAATAAAATTGATAAACTAATATTTAAAAACAAATATTAAATGAGTTGTAGGGTACATAACTGTAGGTATTCTCAATACCATACTACATCTGGTCATAAATGTGGAAAGTGTGGAGAATTTGGCCATGGTCAATTAGAATGTGGAAATATAGTAAAAATTTATAATTTAAAGCCATATTTGAAAGAAAAAATAGCCGATGCTAAACAGTGTAGTGTAATGGGATGTAAATTTAAATGTAATCATACTAACAAATCACATTATTGCGATAAATGTGATAATATACATTCACACGATTGTATTATCCAAGATTTAGATACACATATAGAAAGATTTGATATGCTACGTACATTTAATATCAATTTATTAGATTCTCATAATAATGTATATGTGCAATCTTATGTAGGTATGGGGTGTTATGTGTATATACGAAAAAAAAATAATATATTACAAAGCTTATTTATGCACTCTGATAGTTGGGGTCAATATGGGGAGGATACTAACGATCAACCTATATTATTGCGTTTTATTGAAAATTTAACAGAAGTTAGTATAGATAGTTTAAATCAATCCGTTAATCATAGTATAATGTGTCCATTATGTAGAACTAATAATAGTAAGGATGAAATATTAGATATTAAGGGTTCTGGAGAAAAATGTGTATGTTGTATGACTAATAATATTGAAATATATTTAGCTAAATGTAAACATGCTTGTTTATGTAAAACATGTTTAGAAGAGATTAAAAGAGTATAGTTTAATACCCCGAATAATAAATAATTTAAAAAAATGTATTATTACATATATATATGTTATTAATAGCTTCTGGATTATCTCTTGTAGGATTTTTTTATTATAATAGACATTATGTTGCTCTAAAATCCTTAAAAACGTTTACATATTTTGAAAAAATTATCAACGAAATGTATATTAATGATAAAATTAATGTAGTTGAAACTTTAGAATATGATAATATGGTATTAATTAAATATAGTATAAATAACAAAATATATAGAACATTAGAAGATAAAAATAATATTACTTCAATAGATTTACAAGATATTAATTTAAGTTCTAATATTTTAGCTATGAGTTTGACTATTAAATCTAAAAATAATGTATTACTAAGTGAGTTAGATATAACTGATTTTATTAATAGTTTTATTATTAATAATAAATGTATTAATCTAACAAAAAATATGAATTTTATATGGTTTAAAATATTTAAACACTATTTTAATTTAAATGATTTAAATTACGAAAATAGTATGGAGTTTATATATAATATTATAGATAATCAAGCTAATACTTTAACCACAAATACACTTAATATTAAAAATAGAGAGATAGAAATATTAGATTCATAATTTACTTAAACAATTTACAACTATACAAAGTATAATGTACAGTTTTCTTCTTTTAAGTTTTGGATTTATATTTTATTATTTTTTTAGACAAAGTGAATTAAATTGTAATGGTAGTTTATTAAAAATAAATAACAAATATAACTATAGAAGATTTTTAGGAGAGACCAATATAAAAAATAATTTAGATAAGATAGTGAATGATTTACAATTAATTTCTATTGGATGTTTTGGTGATATAATTAATTATCCGATACTATATGGAAAGGATTTTTCAAATAAAAATATTATAATTATATACGATGCTTTAACAAATGAACCAATAAGTACCAATGTGTCTTTTAATTGGAGATATAAAACATACAATATATATCATATTGGATTATTTGTAATTTTACCAAAATATCAAAAGAAAGGGTTACAAAGTATAATGGCTAAAATTCAATTTTATAATTTATTAATAAATAATTTTTATAAAACAATATATTTAACAGACATAGGTAGGTCTGCAACTGGATTTAATAAAATAGATAACCTATTACCTGTAAATTTTCCATCATTAATAAAAAAAAATAATTCAAAAACAATAAGTTTATTCAAAGATATTGCATTAGAATTTTATAACAAGCATGCTAAAATATCAGCTGGTGTTTCTGAAAAATCAAATTATATAAAGGATTTAATGGTTATTAAAAATAGTAATATAAAGGAAGGTGGTGGATTTTATCAATTATTAGAATATTTAGATTGTAAAGAATCTAGAAACATGGACTACACTAATTATGTTAATAAAATTTGTCCTAACTTATCCGATGAATTTATTATTGTTGGTAAATTAAATTTTTTAAATTTAATCTTGTATAATTTAAGTTTTTAATGGTTTACAAATAATATTATATGCTTCTGTTTTTAATGTTTCCCAATTAGAATTTTGTATTTCGTTATGAATATAAACTTCTACTTCATTATTCATTTGTGTTATTAAATCAACTGTATCATCTACATCTAAACCTATATTACGTTTATATATTAATGTTAATGGTATTATAGGTATATTATGTTCTGCACATGTTCTAAATAAGCCAGATTTGAATGACTTGGGATGACCATTCTTAGTACAAGTACCTTCTGGAAATATTAATACATTTTTTTTCTTTTTTATAAGTTGTGTTATATTATCTTTGATATCGTTACCACTACTTTTATCACCTCTTTTATATGGTATAAAACTAAAAGATTTAAATATTATTCTCTGAAAGTGAGATAAAATTTTTAATAAAATGGATTCTGAACATTCTCCGGTAATTAAGTCATTTTTAACTATAGTATGTATATTATTACACATATTGTATATTACTATAAAATCACAAGCATTTTGATGATTTGAAATAATGACCCGTCCCTTTTGTTTCAGAATATCTTTGTCACCATGTATATTAATTTTTATATTTACTAGTTCATTCATAATGATAAAAATTTTGTTAAAAAATAAACTATTAATAGTTGATGGAAATATTGTATAAGACAAAATATTAATAAAAACAATGATAAATAACAAAAATAATCTTACTTTTAACATAAATTATATCAATAATTTAAAGAAAATTCATAAACGTATTTTTTAAATTATACATTTAAATATATAATTATTTAAGAATTATAATATATTTAAATGAAATGGTTTTATTAAATAACACATGGATACTTTGGTTTCATGACCCAAATGATTCTAATTGGAAAATAAATAGTTATAAAAAAATAGCAAATATAAAAAGCATTGAAGAGTATTGGGGGTTATATGAAAAATTATCAGAAACAGTCGTTCAGAAAGGTATGTTTTTCTTAATGCGTGAAGGAATATTACCCATATGGGAGGATGAGAAGAATAAAGATGGTGGATGTTGGTCATTTAAAATAGGTAAAAAGGATATATATAATGCATGGGTTGAGCTTTCTATTAGTTTATTAGGTGAAACCATAATGAAAGAATTGCAACATAGCACTACGATTACAGGTATATCCTTAAGTCCCAAAAAAAATTTCTCTATAATCAAAATATGGAATAATAGTTCTGATAAAAATAAGTCTAATTTATTATCAAGAAGGATACCTCATCTATATATATGTGATAGTATATATAAAGCACATAAAGATAAAAATTAATTATGCGTTCATATCCTCATATTTAGGTGCTAAACATAATTTTATATGTCCTAATGATGCTACAGTATATTTAATAATAAGTGGATAATCATTTTTTAGATAAATTTCTATAGAATTACATAGGTTTGTGCATTTGCTAAATAACACTAAATGTTTTAGAGCAAATACACCTTGCACTATTTCATCTGGATTTTGATTCTTTAGAAATGACATACCACTATTAGCTTCACCTATACATGTTTCTTGTTCTGCAAAATCACCTTTACAACTAAATAGTAATTGTTGACCTACGCTCTTGATTTCTATATCGTCTGCCAAATTATGCATATCTCTACATATTTTCTGAAAATCTGTTGACGGCATAGTAATAACCGATTCAAATGTTGCTGGTGGTATTTGAATATTAGTTTCATTTAAATCCATTAAATTTAGTTTATAATCTGTTACTGAATTTTTTTCGCTATTTTCTATTTTAATACCTAATAAACTTTGATTCTCTTCTTCTAAATATAATGTAAGAGTATCATTATTACCCATTGTTTTAATTAATTTAAATAAATTAATCATATTAATACCTAAAATTACTTTATTTTTACAATAAAATGATTCAAAATTTTCAGAATTTAGTTTTAAATGTACTAAAACTGTATGTGATGAATCCATAGCCATTACTTTAATACCTGTATTATCTAGTTCTAAATTGGCATCTGTTAGAATTTCTTTAAGAGCCTCAATTAGTATTCTAAAGGCCGATGATTGTACTGTTTTTATTTCAACTATATATTTATCATCCATTGTTATGTTTATATAAAAGTATTATTCTTTAAATATTATTTTTTTAAAATTAAATTTATTCTATTTGAATTCGAGGAGATGATGTTTTAATTGGACCTATTGAGTGGGTGTGATTATCTCCACTTACTGGATTAGAACCAGCAAAATCTGGTTCAAAATTGTTACTCAATCCATATGTATTTAATGCCCCAGCTAAAGACAATACAAAGCCACCTATTAAAATATTGATTTCACTACTACTTTTTACAAAGATATATACACTTACTAAAATTAATAATGATATAAGTATAATTGTCATGATATCTTGTGCCTTTCTTGATAATCTATTTCTAAACTTTCCATGAAATGTATTTTCATCGTATTTGTTTTCTTCTGGTTCATCTTCTATATATTTATTTTTAATTTCAAATAATGGATAAATTATCTGAGTTACTTGTTTATCAAATAATAGAACTATAGGTATAATTACTATTATAAAAAAGAATATAAAAGATAAAAATTGTATCCCAAATCTAAATGTTAATAATAATAATGCTAATAAGAACATTAAAATTATTAAAATTGTTATACCCCTCTTTTTTTGATATTTTCTTTCATTATCGGATACTTGATTCATTTTAGCTATAATAGGTATATCAGTTTCATCTATATCATCTTCATAATCACCTTTGCCAGTTTTAATTATATCCGAAGACATATAAGTTGTACCACTGCCATGGCCATGACCATGTTCTAATGAATGCCTATGATATGTAGAGTTATCATTCTTTGAATTAGAATTAACCATATATTATCATATAAGATAAAAATTGATTTTGTTTTGCTATTTTATTTAATTAATTACCATGAGAAAATTAGTTATTTCTAATCTAAAAAATTTATATGTTAGTGTTGAGTATCTATCTAAATTACAAAATATTAAATTTACCCCATTTGTAGTACGTGATGATTTTTCTAAAGAGCAAATCAAGTATGTTAATAATTATCTATGTAATGTTGTAAAACATCCCCATTATCAATATCTTAATAAAGGAATAGACCTGAGTAAATTAAACTAAGGTTTATTCAGTTCTCTAATAATTCTATTTTATTTTTATTAAAATATGATAAAATTATTTTTTATTTATATAAATAAATTTAGGATATAATATACAACTACAAAAACACCCATTTGTAATAATAACACATTATCATCCGAAAGTTTTTTGAATGTTTTCTTAATAATTGCTAAAGATTCTTTGTGTGAAAGAATATAAAATACACACCCGAATACTAAAGCTTTAAGTAATAAGTCAGTATTTATCAACCCAGATGAACCCTCATCGACGTCATCGACGTCATCGACATATTCATTATTCATATTTAAAGGCGAATTGACAGGTTCATTGACATTAGCATTTAACGATACTTCTCCGTTATTAGCGTTGACATTACTATTATTCATATTAACTAAATTTCCGTTATTCATACTATTTTCACTATCTATAACATTGTTAATATTCATAGAATCGTTAACATTCATAGCATCGTTAACGTTTCCAACATTAACTGCATTTTCATTATAGCCATGACCACCATAAAATGTCTCTACTGGGTTTGGTTGAGGTGGTTGACTTGGTTGACATTGAGGGTCAGAGTTCTGATCGAATTTACAAACGCCACCAGTCTTATCATTGGTACCCCCACAATAAGTTGGATCTACAATACCACAATTATCTGGATTAAAACCGCTTTGGTTATTTTGTGCCGAATTTTCTGAGTCCATTGAATCCACACAATCCATACCATCCCAAGTACACGAATTAGATGCATCGCACACTGCTTGTCCATGAGATGCGAGTTCACCGCAATTTGATTGTGCACCAGCTTCAAATCTCTCCATATTTCCTAATGGTGCTCCAATATCATTTCCATTATTAAAAGCTTCTATATTCATTTATAATTAAATATAAGAAAAAAATTTTAGTTATAAATTAAAATATAAATTTAATTAATAAAAAATAAACAATAAAATTATTATATAATAATATTTTAATGGTTAATATTATTAATATTTTTTTTATTTTATTTATTTTAGTTATTTATCTAAGTAATGTAAAAAAAAATAGAGAAAATTTTAAAATAAACACAAAAAAAAATTCATTAGATAATAAAGTAATTTTAATAACTGGTTCAACAAAAGGTATTGGCTACGAATTGGCTAAAACCTTAGTAAAATATAATTGTAAAATAGTTATTAATGGTAGAAACAAAAAAAGCGTTAATAAAGTTGTCAAAGAACTAGAAAAAACTAGTGATAATATTTTAGGAATACCTGGAGATATATCTATTGAGAAAGATGTAGATAGGATATTTGATAAAACAATTGAACACTTTAAAACTATCGATATTTTGATTAATAATGCAGCAATAATTAAGGGTAAAAAGGATTTATCTGGCAAGGACTTTAAAGATTGGAAATCTGAAATGGATGTTAATATTAATGGGGTATATCTTATGGCACAAAAGGTTATTAAATTTATGAGAAGTAAAGGAAATAAAGGACGAATTATAAATGTAAGCTCTCATGCAGCTAAATTAAAAGATACTAATGTAAGATCCGGTAGCCATATTTTATCGAAAAGCTTTATTGAAAAAATGTCGGAAATATTAGCTGACGAAAACTATAGATATAGAATATCTATAACTACTATTAGAATTGACGAAGATATTAGCACATCAAGTTTAAATTTTTTACCATTTGAAATACCTAAAAATATCACATCCTTAAAAAAATTATCTAGTATTGATAGTTTTTTTGCTTCAAAACCATCAAAAATTATACCAGTATTCTTATATGCTATGAAAGCCCCATTTTATGAAGTTTCTGGTAAGTTAATATCTACATCCAGTTATCTAAATAATCCTGAACTATCTAAAATTGTTCCCGCTCAAAAATTATTATTAAATGATAAACTCTATAATAGTGTTAGACTTACTAAAAATATTAATTATAATAAAAATCCAAATATAAAATTATTAGTAAAACAAAATCCGATTGGATATTCGCCTGAAGTAGAAAAACTGATTAAAAATAAAAAGTTTAAATTTAATTATCTTAATAATCCAGCAATTAACAAATATAGTCTATCTAAAATAGTTACTAAAGATTTAAAACTACAAAAAAATAATATATCATTTTTTAGAAGTGAAATAGAAGCACTTAGAAAAATAATTGATTTATTTATTACTAATTATGGAGAGATAATAGTCATATATCCTAGTTGTGCCAATGTGTTTATTATTTGTAATGAGCGGAAAATTACTCCTAAATACACAGTTTTAAAAGAAGTATCTAAGGGAGAATTACAACCTAATTTTTATTATATTATTAAATATATTACTTCTAAAACTAAATTAATATATCTTAGTAGTCCTAATACTGTAACTGGACATAGTATACGTACAAAAGATTTTGAAGATTTTCTTGGAAAAATACCTAAAAATATTCCTATTTTAATAGACCAAAGATACGTCGAATTCTCCGAGAATAAAAAATGTCTTAATCCGCTAAAATATCTTGACCAAAATGTTATATCACTACGAAGTTTCAATAATTTTTATGCTATACAAAATTTAGAAATAGCATATATCTTAGCTAAAAAGGATATATGTGAATTACTTAATAAAAGTCAAGTTTTAGATAATCAAATAGATGATTTTAATGAAAGATTAGCTATATTAGCATATAAGGATATGAAACATAACAATAAAGTTAGAAAGTATATTCGAAAAGAAAAAGAGCGGCTTTACAAAATCTTAAAGGATAGAAATATAAATTTTTTCCCTAGTGAAACTAATTATTTTTTAGTTGAAACTAATAAAAATCGTGGTCTTATTAAAAAGGATTTAGAAAAAAGAGATATAATTTTATATGAATCAGATGATGCCTATAATTCTTATTGGACATTACCTATATCTGATAAAAAAACTAATAGTAAAGTAATTAATATTATCACTTCACATATAAGTTAAAATTGAAATATTTAATACACAATCTAATATCAAAATGGAGTATAATAACCAAAAACCATTAAAAAGATTTATATCATCGGATAATTCGTGTTTATTCAATGCTATAAATTATGTCTGTAATAAAGAAAATCATAATGATAATTCTGCTAATATCCTAAGAAATATAGTTGCAAATGAGATAAAATGTAATCCTAAAAAATATAATACAACATTTTTGGGAATGTCAAATCTTGATTATCAAAACTATATATTAGATTCTAAAAACTGGGGAGGTGCAATAGAACTTGATATACTTTCTAAATATTTTAAAAATATGATATGTGTTTTTCAATTAAAAACATTGAAAAAATTATGTTTTGGCGAGGATAAAAATTATGAAAATAAAGTATTCATAGTTTACGATGAAATGCACTATGACTCTTTAGTTCTAACACATGATGAAACTAAATCTTTTGATTTAGATATAACCAAATTTCAAACAGATGATATGAAAGTAGACGAATTGTTTTTTCAACTAGTATATGATATGTATAATAGTGAACAGTTTACTGATTTTAGTAGTATAAAACTTATGTGTTTAGACTGTATGACTAAATTTACTGGTCATACCGAAGCAATAGAACACGCACAACTAACTCAACACCAAAATATGACAGAAATAGATTACTAATATTTAGTTATTAATAAATTTGATTTTTTTTATATATATATTTAATATTACAATGAGTTGTTTATTAATAATAGATATTCAGAATGATTTTGTAAACCCAAAAGGTTCTTTATATGTTCCAGATAGTGAAAAAATTATTAACAATATTAATAACTATATTTTAGAAAAAAGAAAAACGTCAGAGATTATCTATACTAAAGATAATCATCTAAAAATAAATTCGCATTTTAAACAACATGGTGGAGAATGGCCGATACATTGTATGGAAAATACTTGGGGAAATATGTTTTATCCTGGATTATTAATTAGAAGCGAAGATAAAATCGTGAAAAAGGGTATGTATGGTGATGGTTATTCAGCATTTAGTGAAGTCTGTTTAGATAGTGGTAAGAAAATAGAATCATCATTTGCAAATTATCTTCATGCCCAAAAAATAACAGATATTACTATTATTGGTATTGCTTTTGACTATTGTGTATTGTATAATGCTTTAGACGCTAAGGAAAGAGGGTTTAATGTTTTGGTTGTAAAATCATTAACCAAGTCTGTAAACAATAATAATGATAGTATTAATACACAACTTTTAAAAAAATATGGTATAGAATATATAGAATAAAAATATTTATAATATTTAATGATACAATTTTTTATTATTTTACTATTAAGTCTATTATATATTATTAATAAAAAAGAAACTTTTATTACCCAAATGAAATTATCAAGTAATTCTTTCAATAATAATGAAGTTTTACATAAAAAGTATATCTGCGAAGATAAAGTTGGACTAAATTATTCACCCCATTTTTCTTGGGAGAATATTAATGACTCGAATATTAAGAGTTATTCACTTTTATTTGAAGATTTAGATGCACCACATGTCAGAGATACTAATTGGACTCATTGGTTAGTACCATTTATAGAAAAAAGATCTGGTAATTCTATACACTTGACTGAAACAATATCTGACGGTAAATCAGAATTACTCATAGGACAATCCCAAATAAATATTAGAAGTGGTATAAATAGTTGGGATATTCATGGTTATAGAGGTCCATGCCCTCCAAAAGGTTCATCACACAAATATAAAATAACTGTTTACGCATTAGATATAATTATAAAATCTAACAAATATAATCGAAAAACATTTTTAGAAAAGATAAATAACCATATACTATATAAAGGTGAACTACATTGTACCTATCAAACTAATTGATAAATTGTCAAATTATCTCTATGTTTATTAGAACCTATCAATTTAGGATGAACTTTAGTAAATTTATTAGACTTATACAATGTTCTAAATACACTTTTTTTTTTAATGTTTAAAGCTTCGCTAATATTCTTAGCTGACAAATACACATTTTGAGAATTATTAAACTTTTCACTAGTAAAATAGTTTACTATACTTGATACGTAATTTCTACTTTCGGATGTATTAGACTGCATTTTTTTTTTATGCTCCTTTTTTTTTAAATCAATTTTATTATTAAATTTATTTAAGCAAATTAAGTATAGATAATAGTAAATGTTATTGCAAATTATTAGAGATTATTACATTACTATTATATTCGGAATATTTAGTTATTTTATAATTAAGTTTATAACTAGAACAAAGATATTAAGTTTAAATATTATTAGAAACACAACAGATAGAGATAGGTATCATGGTAGTAAAATACCAGATAATATTGATACCATAGTTATTGGTAGTGGTATAGGTGGATTGAGTACCGCTGCCTTTTTAGCAAGAAAAGGTCAAAGAGTTTTAGTATTAGAACAACACTATATAGCTGGAGGGGGTATGCATTCATTTGAAGACCATGGTGTAGAACATGAAACAGGTATACATTACATAGGTAATATTGAGAAGAGAAAACCTATATTAGATTCAATTACTGATAAACCTATCGAATGGTGTAAAATGGGTAAAGATAATGACTGGGTTTACGATGAAATAGTTATTAATAATAAAATATATAAGTTTAGAGCTGGAACTGAGAATTTTATCACCGATTTAGTTAGGCATTTTCCAGATGAAGAAATAAATATTAGAAACTATATTAGCTTAGTTAAAACAGTTTCTCAAAAGGACTTGTTTTTTAATTTAAAAATGGTCGAATCTAAATGGTTACAAAAAATAGGCAAATATTTTATATCTAAAGATTACTATAAATATGTTAATAAAAGTGCTTATGATGTTATTAGTACATTTACAGACAATGAAGAATTAAAAGCTGTGTTAGGAGGTCAATTTGGTGATTATGGACCAACACCTAAAAAGGCTAATTTTTTCATACATGCTTCTATTGTAAACCATTATTTAGAAGGTGGTTATTATCCTAAAGGTGGTACAAGTGTGTTAACTAAAGGAATTATTCCAACTATTGAAAAAAATGGAGGACGGGTTTTAGTTAATAAAGCGGTTAAAAATATATTAATAGAAAATGATGTTGCATATGGTGTTGAATTAGATAAAGGTGAAAGAATATATGCTAAAAATATTGTTTCTAGTATTGGGATAAAAAATACATTTAATAAACTGACTGTAGGTTATGAATCAAAAATAAAATCTAAAATATGTGAAAATTATAGAAGTTTGTGTGATAAAATTGGCGATTCTACCACATTTGTCTATTTATTTGTTAACTTAGAAGGAAATCCAGATGATTTAGATTTACGAAGTTCTAATATTTGGGTATGGCCCAATCAAGACTATGATAAAATGATTACTGATTTTGAAGAAGATTACAATAATAATCCAATGCCTATGTTTATAGCATGTTCATGTGCAAAAGATTATACATGGTCTGAGAGATATCCAAATAAAAGTAATGCAATAATTTTAACCATAGCAAAAAAAGAATGGTTTGAACAATGGGAGGACCAACCATGTACTAAACGTGATGAGTCTTATAAATGTTTAAAAGATATGTTTGCCCAAAGGATGTTAACAGAAGGATTATATAAATACTATCCTAAAACTGAAGGCAAGGTAACTAATTATGACATAGGTACACCTTTAACTAATCAGTTTTATCTGGGGGCTTACAGTGGAGAGGCATATGGGTTAAATTGTAGCAACTACAGATTTTCAGATGGATTTGCATTACAACCTAAAACTGATATCAAAAATTTATATCTTACTGGTCAAGATATAACAACTCTAGGATTTACTGGGGCTTTAATGGGTGGCATTCTAACCGCGCATTCTATTTTAGGATATGGAAATATATTAGATATAGCACTACAAAATAATATTATAGATGATTTGAAAATTAATAATGTAGAAAGTGGTATAAATTATTATATATATCAATTTCTAAATAAATTTTTTAAGTATATGAGATAATATTTTAACTTTTATAGTTTTGTTTCCAGTAACACCGGCGGCGTAAGTGATTATCTAAATGACATTTGAATTCATATTTTGAAGGTGGATAATTTCCTAATCGCCTCTGACAATCATCTTGAAGTTGTATTTTTTCGCGATTAAGTCTACCATATTTTGGTGGACAAACATTATGGTATTGTTGACTTCTTAAATATGTTCCTTGAAAACAATTTTGGGATGGTAGACAGACTCTAGGATGATAAAATTGGCCAAATGATTTACCGTATCCATAATTAAAATTTTCTCTATTATGAATACAAATAAGAATTAAAATTAATATTCCAAGTAAGAGGCACGATATATTCATTATAATATATAAATATATAATTTTTAAACAAATCTAAAGAAATTCTTGTATATAATTATATGTCTAATAATTCTATAAAAGAATTGGAAAATATACATACTAACTATTATAATAAATATACCGAATTATATAATATAATTTTAGATATTTATAAAAAATATAATTTAGATAAAACCAAAAATGGCGATATTTTAGTTAAATTAATAGATTCTAATATTTGTTATAAAAATATTAAATTACTAAAAAATGCGATAATTCACGCCCATAAATTAAAAGATAAATTAACATCATCATCGATTTTATATCAATCTATAAGTTATCAAATTACAGATTATACAATAATGATAAATATTTTGACTTATATCATAAATAATAAAAAAAATCAAGCACTACAATTAATAGACAATGAAGTTAATAAATTAGATCAATTATTAAAAGATTTAGAACAATTACCTAAAGCACCAAATACCGTACCATATAAAATTATACCAAAACTTAATAAGACGTATGGTTGAAACTATCATATGCGTATTTTTGAACAGTTTGGGACAAATCTCCTAGATTAATAAGTGCATTTTGTGGTACATCTCCGATAATTAGTTTAGCATTATTATGGGCTGCTTTATATCCCTCCAGACGAACATAATTCGGATTTGAAAATAGAAGTTCGTTACCTTCGGCAAGCTTTTCAAGCCGATACATTTCGGCATCAGCCTGACGAGTTTTCATATCGAACTCCATTTCATTAATCACACTCTGTCTTTCTGAATCAGCTTTTACTTTCATATGTTGGATATTCATTTCGACCTCATTAGTCTTCTGTTCTCTATCCTTCTCCATCATTACACGCTGAAGTTGTGCATCCAATCTAATCTTTTCGGTCTCCTTCTGTTGAAGAACGAGAGCTTTCTGTTTTTCTTCTAGTTCGATTTCTTCAAACTTAGCCCGCATCCTGTCGTCTAGTTTAGGACGAGCAATACGAACCTTTTTAATACTCAGACAGTCATCGAGACCGTAAGATTTAACATTATATTGCAGTTTCTCTAGAAGGACTTCATCCAATTTATCAAATTCTCTAATAACTATATCGTCTAGAGTATAGTTCTTACAGAATTGTGCAACCTCTGATGGAATATAATCAAAGATTAGGGGTTTATCATAATCTATGGTGTGCTCTCCAACGGTTTTCAAAATACATTCGTCTGTGTGATGAAGTTTGTTAACTACTTCAATATCCAAATAGGCTTTTCCACCCCTACTAGAACCACATATAACATTAATTAATTTATCAGTTTGCCACGTAATTTGAATATCCTGATGACTGGTGATAAAAGGCATTTTAAAGTGATATCCTGGTTGGTTGGTGTAGGAAAGCATGCTACCACCTCGATAATATACACATTTATGTCCTTGCTGGCATTCATGGACTCCTGGAATCCATGAGAGAATACCAGCTTGTGCAGTTGCAAAAAGTGCGACGAAAAATAGTTGTTTGAACATCAATGAGTAATAAATATTATAGGTATTGTATAAATCAATTTTAAATTTAATTTATATTATTATAGATTTATGGTTATTTATTTAGGTTTAATAAGGTTACAAAATACAGTTTTTTTATTCCCACATTTATTTATAAGCTTAGTTTTTCTAGTTTTAAATGCTTCTTCATAATTAGTTAATCGGTCTAAAATTAACATGAAATTTCTTGATTTTGTTTTAATACCCGTCTTAGCTTTTTTAATAATTTTAGTATTATCATATAAAGTTATAAATAATGTATTTTTAAATATTGAATATTCTCGGATTTTTTTGTTATCTTTAGTAAATGACCCTTCATTCCAAGTACCAGATTTATAATTAGAGAACTTAAATAATTTACTAACAAATATTTTGAGAAGTTCAATTAAATCTATAATAGGTTGATGAAGATTTGAAGTATATTTTCCCTCTTTACCCTGAACTTTTTTTGACCTTAGCCATGATTTTATAACTCCTTTTTTTTTTGTTTTACAAAATTTTTTTGTATAGTCATCATCTACTTTAAGTTGTTCCTTTTCATCGTTTGACTTTTTAGATATATTATATACCTCCCTTTCTATTGTAGTTTTAACTTTATCTAAAGATATATTTTGCATAATTTTTAATTCTGGCTTGTTTGAAAACATACTAGGAAAAAAAGTTGTAAACAAATTATTACCAATATTAAACATGTTATCTAAGCCTGCTTTCAAAATATTAATATAATTATCAATATCTTTTTTACAAAATAAATTTATATTGTTTTTTAGTCTGTCTAAAAATTTTGTAATTTGTTGGTATTTAATTTGTTTTTTATCTTTCCTCTTACTCTTCCTTGTCCCTTGGATATTTGTATTTAACTTTTGTAAATAATCGTTAACTTCTGTTAAAGCTTTATCTGCTAAATCTGCATCCATTTTTGAGATTCCCTTAAATATTTCTATGAATTTTTTTAACATATATACAAAAAGCATTAAAAACATTCTTCCCCTATCAGTATCATTTAATAATTCATTATTAAAAGTGAATGAAGTGAGTTTTTTCATATTTTTAGTAATATAATCCTTTAGTATTGAAATATTTGGTTCTCGAACTGAATCTTTAATTATTAGTTCTAAATATTCTTTTAATGATTTATCAGGTGTAGGTTTAGGTGTAGCTGTAGCTTTACCAGTGTTAGCTTTACCAGTGTTAGCTTTACCAGGTGTAGCTGTAGCTTTACCAGTCTTAGCTTTACCAGGTGTAGGTCTAGTTTTACCATTTATAGCTTTACCAGGTGTAGGTCTAGTTTTACCATTTATAGCTTTACCAGGTGTAGTTTTACCAGGTGTAGTTTTAACAGAATTATTTACTTTTTTATTATTTCCTTTTTTGGGTAGAGGTTTTGGTACAATTTCTGGAGGTGCAGGTGGTTTGGGTTTTGCTGAAGCAAGTGTTGCACTTGCATATTTACTTTCATCTAAATGTGTTTTAACAATACCAAATGCTATACTTCTTTGTTCATAAAATAACTTATATTCATTAGATATTAATGGTGTTAAAATAATAACATCATACCCTTTAATTGTTTTTACAAATGTGTATAAAAATTTTATAAAGTTTTTTTCACTATTAAATTTATGTCCAGAAACAATCATTTCTCGTAAATGTTTTTTAATATCTATATCCATTTTACAACTATACCTATAGCCAATTTCTACAAGTTCGCTAATTAAATGTTCTCTATCTGAATAGTTTTCATTTCTATCTATTTTAAATAAATATACAAGATTATCGTATAAGTTTAAATGATTGTAATGGTTTTCTGGTAATTTTAAACATTGTTTTGATATGGATGAAATAAGTTTTTCCATAGACTTTGGACCATTACCTTTACCAAATTCATTAAGTTTTCCCAAACAATTAATACATCCTATTTGGTTCTTATTTAGTGCTAAATGTGTTTCTAAATTTTTAATTGTGATTGAATAATTACTATCATTACTTAAATCAATTTGAGGGTTGCAATTTGAACATTTTTCGGGTTCTAAACTTGGGGATATATTTTTGTATAAACAATCCAATTTTCCACCATACTGAAAAATATTACATGCACTATCTCCAAACATATCACTTAATTTCTTATTATTCTTACCTATATTTTGTACAGTACTCTCCATACTAAATTTACTTGCCTGTGACCTATCAATTCTAATATATAATTTATTATTTTCTTGTTTTTTATCATCTTTAACCAATTTTTGAATAATTCTTAAAATTTTTTCTTGGTCTACTAATGTTGTACCTGCTTTCTTATTATTAACTTTAAATGTATCGGGGTCAAACGCAAGTCTATTCATCATTAGGTCAGAATCTGTGTTTCCTTGGCTGGCGGTAGGGGACCATATTTCTTTCAATTTATCAAATTTAATTGTTTTATTGGGGGTTGATGAAGGCGAAATTTTGGTATAAGTATTTAAGCCTGTTGATACAATTTTACCGATACATTCGGGGTTAGTATCTGATTCTTTACATTCACCTTCTTTATATTTATTTTTATAAAAATTTAAATAATATTTTTCATCACCAGTACAAGAATCTCCTTTAATTATATTTCTATTAGGATTAAAATTAACATCTATAAAATCTAATAATTGTATTATATCTTTTTCATTTGGATATTTAGTTTCAATGTTAATAGAAGAGATTATATCTAATAATTTTTTTTCTTCAAGAGTAGATAGAAATCCACACCCAGAATCTATCTTTTGTTCCAGATTAGGGCTGGTGGTTGGTTTAATATTGGTAATTGGTTTAATATTATTAATGAAATATGCGTCACATAATTTTAAAATATCATCTTTAAGATTATCATCTTTAAGATTATCATCTATAGGTTTTTCTTGGTTTTTTTTTTTTTTACTGAAAAAACGGGAACTTAGTCTTGACTTTCTTCTCTTTTTTTTAGTATTTGTAGTTTCGTTTGATTTAGTCGGTTTACTACTAATACAACTTTTATTAAATGGATTTTCACAACTACCTCCTTTTTGTGTATATCTTGGATATACCATATATATTTATACTTAGAATATTAATTTCGTTTAATGATAAAACAATCTTTTATTTGAAAACGACATTACCATATTATATTCATTGCACGCAGTAATAACTCCTGTATCTGCTACACTTCCTCCTGGCTGAATAATGTATTTAACACCATATTGCGAAGCAAAATCTATGCTATCTCTAAATGGGAAAAATGCATCGGATGCCATACTTATGCTATTAAAATTTAGTTTAATAAAAATATCTTTCTCATCTTCAGATATTTTATCAGGTATAGATGCATTTTCTAAAAATAGTTTTAACCAATATTGGTATTCTACTTTAGTAAAATTTCCCTGAATAAAGCGGATACAACCATTTATCTTATCTTGACGTTTAACTTCTGGTTTAAATAATTTACGTAATTCTAAAACTTTGGGATGTTGCATCAAACACCATAAAGTGGCTTTTTCACCTGCTAATCGGACACAATCTACTCTATTTTGCTGACCTGATGCGATACCTAAAAGTTGACCATCATAAGCATATGAAACATTATTTGATTGTGCATATTTTAGAGATATATTTGCAATAATCATATCTCGGATACAATTAGATGTTAATAACGTATTATCAGTAACAATATTTAAAATAGAATTAATATTTGTTTTATAATTATTTGGTTGTTGGGTAATAGCAACACCAAATAGTTCTTTAATTTCAGTTATATTAGTATTGCTATAATTTGAATCTACTTGAATTATTATAAATTTACCATTTTTCTTTTGTTTCAATATTTCTAATGCTTCTGGATCAAAATCTGGTGCAATGACACCATCACTAACTTCTCTCTTAATTAATTTTGCCGTTACTAGGTCTACTTTATGACTGAGAGCAATAAAATCCCCAAATGATGACATAGGGTCCGTATATCTAGCACGAATAAATGCAGTTGCTAAAGGTGTTAAATCAATATCTTCCACATTATATGATTCTTTTAATGTTTTATTTAATATTACCGAAGTACCTACACCAGCTGGAGAAGTATGTTTAAATGAAGCGGCGGCACATAGTTCCAACGAAGTACTTAGTTCATGAACCAATTGCCAGGAATGTATAGCATCAATAATATTAATATAACCTAATACACCATTAATTAATTTAAATGGACTATTATTTCTATCGATATTGTATAATGATGATATATTTTGATGTGGATTGCAACCATATTTAAAATCCAATTCTTTTGTGTAATGTCTAAAAATATCTCTTTTATCTGTATTAAAATAATTGCTTATAGCAATATCATAATCTGTCGCATGTACTAAAGCTTTTTCTGCCATTTTACGTCTAAATTTTAAATCAATAGCATCAAAATTATCGATGACAAGTTGATAATCATTTGGGTCCACTATAATTAAAATGTCATTATAGTTTTTGGATGCTTCACGAATTAGGGTATGTCCACCTATATCAATATTTTCAATTGCATCATCTAAGGTATTATTTGGATTATTAATAACTTCTTTAAAAGGATATAAATTAACTATTACAATTTTTATATCTGGAATATTGTATTTTTGTAACTCCTCTATATGTTTATAGTTATCTTTTTTTGCTAAAATTGCTCCTGAAATTATTGGATGTAATGTTTTAACTCTACCATCTAAAATTTCGGGAAAACTTGTTACTTCTGACACAGTTTTGAGTCTAGATTGATATTTTATATTAATATCATTTTTAATGCTAGAATATGTTCCACCAGTTGATAAAATATTATAACCTTTTTTAATTAAAAAATTAGAAATCGTATCTAAACCTTTCTTATTGCTTACACTAATTAGAGATGTCATGTACATATCTAATTAATATATTTCTTAAATAAAAATAATTCACTTATCCAACTATTAATTATACAACTGTCAAATATAAAATAAAAAGAATAACACCTAATCCCCATGAAACCCTAATAAATTTTTTGCCAAAGCTTGCAACTAAAATCAAAAATAATATAGATATGATACAAAATATAACATATTTTAAAGGATATACCAAGTCGAATAGTTTTATCATATATAATTAAATTTATATTTTAATTTGGATTTATCTAATAACTGTTTAAAATCACGGTTCCACTTCTCTCTTTCAATGTTTAGCCATTCAGGATGATTATTAACTATATCTATTATAACACAATTGTTGTTGAGATTTGGATTTAATTCTAATAACCCGGGTACTTCTTTTTGTATAGATTTGGAAAATCTTCTTGAAAGAGGTATCCATTTATTAGATAAATCACCATTATTCATAAATTCGACATGAACACACAAATCGTTGTTATCAGTTATATGTAAAGGACAATCTGAAGTTATAGTTGCCTTTTCGATTTTACCATTACTTCTAAAAATATTAATTTTAGAATTTTGTAAAGAATGTTTCATAATTATCTTATATTCGCACTCGAAAAGCATTTCGGCATCCTTTTTTAAAAATTCGTTATCTGGGTGATATAAGATATTGCCAGATAAATTGTGATTATTTAATGCATATGAACCAGGAATTCTATAAGAATATATTTTATCTTCATTATATAATTTATTAGATAATTCGCATTTTCCAATTAGTTTAGAAGTATAACGCATACAACGATATACGGCTTCTCTTATCGCTTCTTCACTACTAATACTATTATCATATTTTGGAGGAAAACATGTGGAAACTATTTTCCCATCAGAATATACTTTAGCGTTTGTCTGTTTACAAAAATGACTAGACATTATATTATATCTTAGTTTTATCTTTAATTCAATTTTGTCCGTTTTTTTTTAAAATTAATAGTTGATTAAGATTCCAATAGTTAGTGCGTAATTCTTGTACAGTTTCATTTAATACATCTACATTAGACCTACGATTAGTTTGAATTAAATTAGGATTTTGTTGTAAGGCATTTACTATTTCATCTATAGTCTTATTAAATATTAGTTTAAATACTATATTTATACCTTCTTTTTTTTCACCAGTAATAGATAACATGTTACTAATAATATCTTGTTTTTTTGGGTCAGTAATCAAAAACATTCTAGTTTCTAAAAGAATCTCAAGATATTTTCCTAACTCTATTGGATTCATTTATAAAAATTATAAAATTTAAATTTATTCAAATTTATTATAATTATTAATAATACAGTATTAATTTACATACATAGTATCTAATATAATATAAAATTGTTAACTTATTAATTTAATTTTAGGATTTTTAACCATTTTTAAGAATTCTTTTTTTATATTATCTAATGGTTTTTTTGAATTCATAGATGACATAAGCGAAGACACAATTTGAATACTTAAAATAATCATTATGGTAAATGTATAAAAGGTCATAAAGTCTTTCTCCCAACCAGAACTACACTCACATTCTCGTTTACATAAAAATTTATTATATTTCCATAATGTATATATAAAAAATAGATTACAAATATTAACTAAAATAATTAAATTTTCAAATTGACTATTAGTTTTACCGAAATTTAAGTAAAATGATATATAAATTGATATTACTATCATTATAATCGAATAATATTTAATAAAATCTCTAGTCCAATTTTTTGAACATTTACATTCAATTTCTTCTAATCTATATATATAATTAGTAAATATTATTAGAGATACTAATTGAATAATATTTATAATATTTGGTAAAGTTAGATTCATTATAATATATAATAATATTTTAAATTTGTTTTTCAAAGATACAATTTATAAAACATTTTTCATAAGATTGCCATGATAAATTATCAGGAGTATTGGTATTTTCTTGAATTAGTTTCCATCCACACTTATTAAAGTACATTTGTAATTCAGATTTTGATACAACTGGTTCTATAATTGGTTTAGTATGAATTCTACTATAATATAATTTAATCCAATAATTACTAATATTATTATTTAAATATTCTTCTGGTACTTCTATGCGTTTTACAAAATCGTTATTATTAACTAATGTTTTTTCTTTTAGAACATGCTCTAATAAATTACGGTCTAAAAATCTTATTATCATATTGGTTCCTTTTTTACTAACATTATTTATTTCATTAATAAAAGTATCCCATGTATTTTTAGATTTAGCTGCATAATGAATACAATTATAAATAAAGATTGTATCATATATATCATGAACATTTCTCCAATTATTATACATTACATTTATCCACAAGTTGTTATTTTTCTGACTATTAAAATCCCATTTTTTTGTGAAATCTCCCCACAACCAATAAATATCATGTTTTTCATCATCTTGTGACTTATTATTTTCTATAATATGTAAATCTAAATCTAATCCAACCCATTTTTTTACTTGATATTTATTCGCTAACATTTTAGACTTATACCCACATCCTAAATCTAATATTTTTTTATTTTTAATGTAGTTTTTAATATTATAACCAATATTATAGACTTGTCTAATATTAACCTTATCATGGTAATATGGAAAATTAGTAAGTTGACCAACATCTTCTAAAGTCCATTGGTATTTATGTTGATACTCCAAATTTGTAACAATATCTAAACTATTTGGTTTATGTTTATCTAAGCGTTTTTCTCTAGGACTCCATATTTGTTGTTTAGCATCCCAATAACATCTCCATATACCATTCTCATTATTATCATTATTTACCTTTATTAATGTTCTTTCTCTAGTAAACCATTCACCATCAATATTTAATAAATCAGCAGATAAATGATTTTTAGGTTTTATTTTATATGAAATATTATTAGTAATAGATGTAATAATCCAACCATCAGTTGGAAATATATTTGGAATATGAATATCATTTTTAAGTAAATTAGTAAGATATGTTAAGTTACTCATTAAGTCTATACTCCATACAGGTTTTACCCACCATAATATACTGTCGGTATCTTTATTAGATTTTATATAAGTTTGATAAGCATTTTTATCATTATTATAGTATTCTTCTAGATTTTTAGGTGTAAACATGTTATTATTTAATTTAGGTATATAAGGATGGCTTTCTCTAAGCTCTTCAATAGATAATGGGTAATCTTCTATATCTATATTACCTATTTTAAAAATTATATATATTTTATCTTTTTCTATAAACTCCGCTTCAAATAGTAATTCTTTATCTAACATAAATTTAGGATAAAATGTGTCAATATCATCTTCTGGAATAGGATTAATATTTATACCATCCGCTTTTTCAGTTATATATAAATCATTTGTATGAATAATTTTTATAATATCGTTTGGTTGAATATGGCTAGGTGGAATAGTATTTATATTATTGTTAATTAATTTATTAAATTTCTTACCAAGATTCTTATATATTTTATTATCAATATAATTAGGATAATAGTCTATTTCGTTTATAACATGGGATACTTTATTTTTCCAATTATTTACTCTGGTATTATATCTAGTTCTAATAAATTTATTTATTACTCTATAAAAATTTATCCAATTACTAAAATGTTCATACTTCATAAAATACTTCGTGTAATATGAAGTAATTTTCGTAAAATCTATACCACCATTCATAATATAGTAAACTTCAACTAAATCAATGTCTCTATAAAAATCGTATGGTAAATATTGTGATTCTATTAATTTGATTTCTTTGCAAAAATTTAATAGACATAATCTTCTACTTTTTTTACAGTGATTACAAATCAAAGGTGTTTCATTTTTCTCCCATAAAAATAAATTATTAAATAATATTTTCCAATCAATAGTTAATTTTTGGTTAACTAATTTTTTAAATCTTACATCGGTATAACAATAATTTTTAACAATTTTAAGAATGAAATTTATAGGTATCTCTGTGTTTGAAGGCAAATACTTAACAATTTTATTAAGTAAGAATATATTATGTTGTAAAAATATATTATTTTTGGTATTATAATTAGTGGGTAACCGCGATTCATAGTCCGAAGTAAAAATGTTAGTAGATAAATTGAAATTATGTAAGTTAATATATTTATATTTATCTAATAAGTAGTTTATGAAAATTTTACTTTGTTTCGTATTAATTTTTAAATGATAAATAAATTCGGATACATTATTTCGATTAATTAAACCATATTTATCAAATTCTTTTATTATATAAATATTTTTAGTATTATTTTTAATTGTATCATTTAGCCTCCAATAATTTGAAATATTTGATAATTTTAATGGAGCGTATACATTTTTTACTAAAAATTTAAATATTCTTATATCATTATTTAATATAGAACAATGTAACAAAGAATGGTCAACACTACAAGTGTAAACATATTTTTCAGTGATGTCTTCTTTCACTACTAATATGTAGTCTGACTTAAAATTTAAATATTTATTATATAAAAACCGAAATGTTTCAAAAGAACCATATCTTATAGCATCATATAATGGTATAAAATCTGACTGGTCTTCTATATACCACCATCCAGGTTTAATAAATTTGTCTATTTTTGTTAATAGTTTATAACTTTTTTTTGTACCTGCCAAATAATGTAATATATTAGATTCTCGGTAATAATAATCATTACCTAATAATAATATATCTAAAATAATAGATATTTTTTTTTTTTTTATTAGAAAATTAAATAATTTAGTTAATGTGGTGATTGAAATAGTTTGTTTAGGATAATTATTAAAAATACAGCAATTATTTATTATTTGTGCGTATTGTTTATTTGATAATTTATATTTATGTAACAATTCTACCATTTTATTATGTTTATTATTAACGAATAATTTACATAAAATTTTATACAAATATTTTTTTTTGATATGATTATTATGTAGTAATAATGTTATTAAATCACATTCTATAAATTTATCGATGATAGGTTCTATAGTATATTCTGTTAAAATAGTAATATCATTTTTAATAATTTTTATTAATTTTTTATTATAATTTTTACGGTAAGTTAGAAAAATATTAATTATTTTATTTATATTAATTGCTTCAATGTTTGACCATATATTATGATTATATTTATTACACAATAATATTACATTATGTATATTAGAACCATCTATTGCATACTGTAATATATTATATTCTAGTTCAGGAAGTTCCCAACCATTAATATTTACCGTCTCAATATTATATTTTGTAGGATATCTAGATAGCCATTTATCAAGAACACGTGAATTTGAATAATTAGCAATATTGCATGCAATATTCCATTTAGTTTTCTCGTCCGGTTGATGTTTCCTATCTATAATTTCTTTTGTACACAAGGGACAATTATTTTTCCAGTTATACCAATGTTTTATACAATCGGTATGATATTGGTGTCCACATTTCAATTGGGTCCCCATATTAATATTCTCTAAACATATAGAACATTCTGTCATACACTCTGTTTCATTTTTACAAAAATTATCAATATGTTCGATATTATTAATTAATTTATCAACAAATTTTGAATTAGAATATTTTATCATGGTAATAATAAATAATTCTTGTAAGTCGGTATCATTAAATCGTGTATCCTCTATTTCTATCTTATATATTTTAAAAATTTCGTTTGTAGTTTTCAACGGATTATAATCTTTGTAATTTTTTATGATAGATGAAATCGACATATACTAATTAAAAAAATAAAAAAATATAAATCAATTTTATAAATTATTGTAATAATAAATATAAATTATTGCGATAATAAATATAAATTTTTTATGTTAAAGAATGTTTTTTTGTATTCATGTTTGTAATACCTATTAGAGACATAAATATAGTGAAATATTGTTTTTATTCTTTTAGAATATTTTGGTTTTTTTATTCTAAGATAATTAATATAATCTTCCATAAAAGAATATTGTTTAGACAAAGATATATAGGATGTATCTAAGACATTTTTAGAATAACCAATTATATTATAAACCTGACAGTATATGTCCATCTTTTTACTTAGACTATTAATTGTGTGTATATTTTTATAAGCATTATTAATAGTACGAAGTATGGGTATTTTTCTATAATATAATTGTAAATATGCATATTTACCAATTTCAATAGACAAATTTAAATCATTATTAGTTAGTTTAGAAAATAGAGAGAAATTTATAATAGACTTACTATCTAGAAAGTATAAAATATAACTCCAGATTTCAATTGGTATTTTATGATACTCTATTACAAGCATTATAATTTTTATTTTATTAATTTATAAATATCGGATTCAATTTTATTCTATATACGAATAAAATCTACCTAAAAATGAACCTAATATTGTTCCTGTAATTATCTGTATTACTGTGTGACATTTTTTATAATGTCTAGCCCATCCCATTATTACTATAATAAAACTATGTAATAACTTATCTTTTCCATTTAAAATCTGATAATAACAAAAAAAAGCCGTTGTAGTCATATGTCCGGAGGGGAATCCTGGATAATTCTCCCTACATCCATTAGAGGATAAATAATTACAATTACTTGCACCTTTAGGTCTTTTAAATATGTGGTCATATTTAGAAGGAAATTTGATTGACTTGATTATACTTACTAATATATTACTTAAAAATATATAAAATGCTAATTTAAAATGATTAATATCTCTTGTAATTAAAGAAATGTATATTAAGGCTACATATACACACACAGGTAGTACAGAATAATAGTCGGCAAATAAATTCAACATTTTTTCAATATTACTATTTTTCATTAGTAATACTGGATATTTATTTCATTTTAAAAATACGTGAACAACATATTGCTAAATTAGATGGTTCTAAAACAGTCATAACAGGTACATTACTTGGACATTGTAATGAAGAATTAATATTTAACATAAAATCTGTTTTATCTGATAATGGTGGACAAGCAAAAACAGGATGTCTAGTATTACATGCAACTACACCAGATAAAGCATTACTTCTACCAGCAACAGTTATATAAATAAGAGACCTTTCTTGAATTTCATATTTATCTAATATATTTAGAAGTTGTTTAGTTTGTTTATGTGCAGAACAAATATGATGACGGTAATATAAATTTTTTGATTGTAAATGTTTCATTATTTTTTCTATAAATTGATTATCCGATTTAGAACCAGATAAAATAACTATCAGTTGATTGTGAATACTATTAATATAGGATTCAATATATTTATTTACATCCATATTCTTATTATATGAAACTATTTTTGGTATACTATTATTAAGTTTTTTATATAAATTTATATATCCTTTTAATAATGATTCTATTTTATTAATTGGTATATCTGGTATTTTTTCAACTTTATACGGGTTACATACAGATAACAAATAGGTTCTCATAGAATCTTTATCTAATCTTTCTGGTTCTACATGATTACTAAAACGTTCTTGATATGAATCTAATACCCAATATCTACTTGAATCACCGGTGTGTATTTCATCTATTAAAATAATATTACCATTATTATCTCTTCCAAATTCATATTTAGTATCAACCAAAATAAGATTTTTTGATTTTGCAACCATTTGACCATATTCAAATAATTCAATAGCCTTTTTTGAAATAAAATCCCATTCATCTTCTGTTAATATTTTTTGGTTAATAATTTCATGCGATGATATAGGAACATCTTCTATATCTTTAGTTGTAGGTGTAATAACAGGTGAATCCAATTTTTGATTTTTTCTTAACCCATCTTCAAATTTAAGTCCACAATAAGTACGTTTTCCTTCATTATAATGAGTCCATAAAGAAGTTTTAGTAGTACCAGTAATATAGCCTCTAACCACAAATTCAATTGGTATAACATCACATCTCTTAACAATTAATAAATTGTTCTCGGAATATAACATATGATTATCTATAATAAATTTTGTACGTTTAAACCACCAAGTAGAAACTAAATTTAATAATGAACCTTTACCTGGCACATCACATATATGTCTATCAAATGAACTTAATTTATCTGTATGTACAAATAATACTAAATTATTATCTATAAAATATATTTCTCTTACTTTTCCATTTTTTTTTTGTTGATAATTTGTTGTATATAAATTTTCCATAAATATTTTCTGTATTGCAAAAACTAGTAAACTCTTTTCATTATTTTGAATTCTTTTTTTTAAATCATTTAATGAATCTTTTTTTAATATTTTAATTTTTTTTTGTGCTATAACCCTTCCAGAATCAATTTTAGGAATAACATAATGAACCATAATTCCTGTATGATTAATTAATCCTTGTTTAAAACTATTATATGCTAATTCAATCGAGTTTGAACCAGGAAATTGATTTGGTAGTGCAGGGTGTAAATTTATTATTTTAAAATTTCTAATAAAATTAGAAGAAAAAATATGCATCCAACCAGCAAGTATAATTAAATCTGGATTTATAGGTTTAATTAAGTTATATAGTTCAGTATCATACTTATCTCTATCCATTATTTTTGATATATATGGTTTATAAATAACTGGTATTTTATATTTAATACCTCTTTTAATAGCATGTGCATTTTTTTTGTTACATATTATAGTTTTAATCTTAGCATCTAAAGTATAATTATTAATAGAATTAATTAAATATTGTAGATTACTACCTTCACCCGATACAAAAATTACGAGTTTTTTCATGATAATATTATAGTCCAATGTTTATGTAATTTATTAAATAAAATTTATTTCTTTGCAATCAAGTTTATATACCATTATATTATCTATAAAATATATCAACTATATTTTAGTATATATAATATAATAATTTAATTTTATAATTATTAACTTTATCAAAATAAAATATGTAAATTTACTTAAAAGAAAATAAAATAATACATATATTATGGATAGCAATAGTGAAAAAAAAGAAGACCCACAAATTAAGGCATTAAATATTTTAATTAATGGTATTAAAGTTGCACAAAAAAGGGGTGCATATGAATTACAAGAGGCTGAATTATTATGGAATGCTATAAAAACATTTTTGGTAGATGAAAATAATAGTGAAAATAAAATAGATTCTATTGATGGCAATTTATCATTAAAAAAATAGTGCGTAAAATAATTATATAAATAATTAATTGTATATTAATGAAAAGAACTAAAATTGTAAGAAATAAAGAAAAATCAAATTTTGGTGAAAACAATGATATTTATTATGTTAGTTTAGGTACAAAACCAAAAAGATGGTTTGATGTTACTGAATTATTTGAATTAGTTAACAAAGGTATTAATAAAAATCCAATAACAAATGAAACATTTTCAGAAATAGAAATAAATAAAATTAAATCACATATGGAAATTTATATAAAAAATGATGTAATTAGTAAAAAAAACGACATTTTACCCATAGAAGAAAGATTAGAAGATATTGATAATAAAATAGAATCGTTAAATTTAAATTTAGAAGATTATTATTCAGAATTAGTAAAAGTAAGAGATTTGGTTGAATTAAAATGTCGAAATTAAAATGATTTAAGTAATGTATAAATATATTTATTATGACGGTTAATAAATATATTTTTACATCATTTCCTTTATGGTATTCTATTATTTTATTATTTAAAAATAAATTAAATTTTGAGCATATTTTAACATTAAATAGTAGTATACACGCATTAATATCAAGTATTTGTTCAATTACCTATTTATATAGTTATATTTCATTAGATACATATAAAAATACATTGGGATTTTCGATAACTTATATTTTATATGATGTTATTAACTTA